GACGTTAGCTGGAATATATAGAGCGTTTTAATATGAGTAAAACATTAAAAAGACCAATGTTTAGAAAAGGTGGACCGACTAACGGTATGACTGGTATTATGTCCGGTATACAAGATAGAAAAAACTATAATGTTGGAACTTATCCTACGGATCTTGGTTTTGGTGGTGATTTTGGTCAAGGAACTAGATCAGCGGAAGAACTTGGATATGATTTTGATTTTGCAGTTCCTACATTTAAAAGAGGATCAAATCAATCATTAGAAGATTTAACAAAACAATATCAAACATCTTTACTTGAAGCAGCTGGAGACAGAGGAGGATATGATCCTCTTACAACTTTTCTTTTACAATATGGACCGGCACTTGCTTCAGCAACTCCTAGGGGTGGATTTTTATCAACTGCATTAGGTGCAGCTGAAAAACCTATACAATCAATGTTAAAAGAAAAAGCAGCAGAGGATAAATTTCAAAGAGGTGTCAGGCTTCAAGCAACTGGTAAAGCAATAGAAACAAAAGAAGCTCAAGATAAACAAGCTATGGAAATTCAAAACAAATTAGAGATAGCTAAAGCAGATGTAATAAATAAAAGTAAAGAATTACAAAATAAAATATATGCAAATAAAGAATTAACCGATGCTGAAAGAGATAATTTACTACTCAATTAGCTAATAATAGAATAACAGCATTAGAAAAAATAGACAAACAATATGAAGGTCAATTAAAATTAGAAAAATTTAAAGCAGAAAATCAAGAAGCGGAACCTGATGAACTATTACAAGCGGCTATAGCATCAACTTTTAATGAAGATTTAAAAACTTATCGAAATCGTCCTGACGTAGCGAGAGTAGCCACAGATTTTAAAACTGGTGAACAATCAAAAGAATTGTATAGAAAAGTAGGTTCAAGATTTGCAGAAGTTCTTACTTTCGATATTAATGATCCAGCGCAAGCAGATGCAAATAAACAAATAATAGAGGGATATGTTGGTAAATTTGTTTTTGATCCATTTACAAATAAAGTACACAAAATATTAGAAGGTGGTCAAAAGAAAACATATGATAGTATAGACGAAATTCCTGAAACAGATATTACTAAAACAAGTAAAGAAGACACTGATAAAAAAGGTGAAAAAGAAGGACCTAAGTTTAAACCAGAAAATCCTTACAGTGCGTTTCCGGGAACTATAAAAGCAGAAAAACAAAAAACAAAAAGATTTAAAGATCAAGCTGAAAGCTTTTCTAACTTACCGGGTGAAGGTATCACAGGCTTTGGAGATATTTAAAGGAGGCTAAGTGGCAGAATTTACTCCAATCTTTTCGGAAGAGGAGAATAATGAAGTATCCTGGTATACTTCAGGTTTATCAGGAATTGCATCTGGTCTTATAAAAGTTCCTGAAGGTGTATTTTCATTAGGTGCAGAACTAATTGATTTAGGTTTTGACACTGATACAGCAGCACAAGTAGAAATATTTTTTGATAAATTAAATCCTTTTGAAGAATTAGCTGAACAAAAAGGTATTGGTAAATTAACTGAAGCCTTAACTTCTATTGGTGTGCCTGGTGCATATGGTTTTAAAATAGGAAGTAAATTAGCAACTAAATATTTTCAAAATAAAGCTAAAAATAATATTGTTCAATCAGGTAATAAAAAATTAGTTAAAGGTGCAGAGAAAGCATATAAATTAAATGAAGCAGAAAAAACAAAAAGATTTGCAGTAGGTGCAATAGGAGGAGCTGCAGGAGAATTTTTTGTTGCAGATGTAGAAAATATTGGAACGTTTGGAGATTTATTTGATAGAGGACCTACACAATTAGATACCTTTGAAACAGAAGGAAGAGAAGACGCTACAAGAAAATTATTAAATAGATTTAAATTTGCTAGTGAATCATTATTATTTACTCCGATAGTAGGTGGTGTGGGTAAAGGCGCAAAAGCTCTAGCACAAAAAGGTAAAGAACTTGCATATAGTAATAATAGATTTGAGAGATATTTAAATAAATTTGCAGAAGCTTTTACACCTGAAGGACCTTTAACAAAAGCATTGTTTGGTTCACAAAGAGTTATGGAAGGTTTTAGATCTGCAGATATGAACAAAGCAACAGAATTAGTAAAAAATTTAGATAGAACTATTCAAAAAGCATTTCCGGAAATGCAAAAAGTATTAGATAAAACTTTAAGTAAACAAGAAAAAGAAACATTTTATGAAGAAATAAATAAATTAATATTAGATGGAGATTTAACTAAACTTGCTGACACAACAATTTTTCAAAAACAATTAAAAGAAAAAGGTGTTAGTGAAAAAACATTAGGTACTCTTTTAAATACTATAGATGATGCAAGAGAAACTTTTGGTAGTTTAATTAAAACAGTAAATAAATATAATCCTGGAGAACTAAAAGATATTTTACAAAAAAGAATAAAAGCCTCTGTATCTAACACATATAAAATATTTGAAGATACACCTTTTTTAGGTATTTTTAATAGGTATAAACCAACTGAAGAAGTAAAAGAAGGAGCTACTCTTTTTTTTCAAAAACAATTAGCTAATGAAGCTGGTAGTAAAAACCTAGATCTTTATCGTCAAGAAGCAAGAAATATAGTAGATAGAATTTTAGAGGACGGAGTGAACGAAGCAAAAAAAGTAAAAAGTTTAGCTGACCCAAATTATATTAAAAGAACTTTAGAAAAAGGTTTTAAGAAAGATCAAAAATTTATAAAAAATATAATTGATGAAACTAAAGGACCTGCAACAGAAATAAAAAAACTTTTAGGTGAAATGAAAGATCCTAGATATTCTATATTTAATGCAATCACTCAATTATCAGGAATGGCTAGAAATAGTGCCATGTTAAAACAAATGGTAGATGAAAATGATTTAATTCAATCACAAGGAGGTGTTGGTAGTTTTTGGAAAACAGAGGCAGAAGCCTTAGCAGCAACAAACAGAACAGTTGAAATAGTAGATATAAGTAAAGATACTAAACTTGCAGGTCTTTCTGAATTTAAATCAGGTAAAATAGCTAATCCTTTAATAGGTAGATTTACAACAAGACCTATTGCAGATGCATTAGAAAAAGCAAATAGTTTAACTGAAGGATACTTTACAGCTGCAGTTAGAGGTAGAGAAGGTGCAACTGTTGCAGAAAAAGGCGCAAGTTTTTTATACAGAAATTTATTATTGTTTCCAAAAGCAGCGTCACAGTTAGCAAAAACAGTGTTTTCAATACCTACACACTTACGTAATATTATAAGCGCCGGCGCGTTTGCTGCAGCAAACGGAATATTATTTCAAGGTTTTAGAAATCCTAAAATGTTAGGCGATGCATTTAGAAAAGGTTGGCAAATATCTGGTGTAGGTAATTTAAGAAACACAAGATTTGATGACGCAGCATTTGAAAAAGCATATAGAGAATTACTAGAATTAGGTGTTGTAAATTCACAGGTACAAGTAGGAGACCTTAGAGCTTTAATGAGAGATGTTCAGTTTGGAGATAAAATATCTGATTTAGATTCTGTTTTAAATCCAATGCTTTCTAAATTAAAAAAGATACCTGAATACTTACAAGGTAAATATACGGCGGAGGATGATTTTTGGAAAATTACAAATTATTTTGTTGAGTTAGAGAGAAGAAGAAACGCTTACGTAAAAGATGCAGCAAGAAGAAAAGTAGAATTTAATCCTAATGATGAACAATTTGTAAAACAATTAAAAGAAGAAGCCGCAGCAATTGTTAGAAACACAGTTCCAAACTATGCTTATGTTGGAGACGTTGTAAGAACTGCAAGATTGTTACCAGTTGGTAACTTTATGTCCTTTCCGTCTGAGATGATTAGGTCTACTGTAAATATTGGTCAACAAGCAATTAAAGAATTAAAACATATACCTGGTCCAGGAGAGATAATTAGAGGAAGTGACATATCTCCAGTGGTTTACATAGAGGGTAGAGGTTTTGTTAAAAATAATAATCCAATGTACAGTATTGGTGCAACTAGAGCTGCAGGTATGGCTTTTACTCTAAACGCTGTACCGGCCATGGCAGTTGAAGGAGCTAAAGTATTATATGATGTAACAGAGGACGAAATACAAGCGTTAAGACAATTTGTACCTGAGTGGTCAAAAAATTCTACTATTGTTCCTATTAGAGATGAAGATACAGGTCAATTAAAATACATAGATTTTAGTCACTCAAACGCATATGATTTAATTGGTAGACCTTTTAGAATATTAGCTAATGAAGTAATGAACGCTACAAAAGATGGCGATACTATTTTAAAAGGATTTATAGATGGAGCTGATGAAGCAATAACAGAATTAGCGTCACCATTTATTGATGAATCTATTTGGACAGAGGCTGCAGCAGACATAGATTTATTTCCATTACTACCAGGTAGAGGTGGTAGAACAAGAGACGGAAGAATTCTATATACAGATCAAACCGCATTAGGTGATAGAGTATCAATTAAATTTAGACATTTGATGGAAGCACTAGCTCCATCTTACAAACAAGCTGTTAGGATTTATCAAGCAGCTACAGAGACACCAACTAAAACTGGAAAGTTACTAGAATTAGATGATCAGATTGCAGGATTTATTGGGTTTAGACCTATAGATGTTGATCCTTTAAGATCAATGGGATTTAAAATTCAAGAATATCAAAAAGGTATTAGAAATGCTAGAAGAGAATTTACTGGAGGTGCATTTGGATTATTAAGAGGAGGACCTATAGAACCAAATGATGTTATTAGTAGATACTATGAATCTAACAAAGCAAGATTTGATGTTCAAAAAGAAATGCATAAAAATATAAATGCAGCAGAAATTTTAGGTGTAAGTAGAGGTAAATTAGAAACAGAGTTTTCAGATAGACAACTTTCAACATCTAGTTTTAATGATTTAAGAGTTGGAAGATATGATCCATATGTTCCTTCTGATGATATTAGAGATAGGTTTAGAGAAATTGCAAGAGATCTTGGATCTCCGGATGTGTTTAATATAGCTCTTCCCTCTTTAATAAGAATGGAATTAGACATGCAAAGACTAAAACTTAATGGATCTTTTCAAAAAAATATAGAACCACAAAGATTTTCAAAAGGTGGTTTAGCATATACACCTACTTTAGAAGAGGTCGATCAACAAGGTATTGATTTAAAAGATTATTTATTACCAGAAATACAAACACCACCATTACCACCACAACCAATGCCAAACGCTCAGATGTTACAGAAACAGGGATCAGGAGGCACTATGTATCAGGGATTAACACCTGCAGAAAATGCTTATTTATCTGAAGAAGAAAAGATGATAAGATTAAGAGACAGAGGATTAGTATAATGCCAAACGGAGATAAGATAAGACCTAAAAATACTAGAGAGCATTTACTTGCTATTTATGGATATATAACTGGATTAAAGAAAGATGTTAAACATATGCATGATGGTATACACGATTTGGGTGGTAAAATAGACAAGATCTATTGGGTGTTATTGGGTACTGTTGGGGCAGTATCACTTCTGCTATTAGAGAAAGCTTTGGACAAAGGATTATTTTAAATCCACTCTCTAAAATCTTCATCCATAATTGTATTAGCAATATCAACTTTATTACGTAGAGCTTTTACAATTCTTTCATCAATCGTATCTTGACTCATTATATCTATGTAAGTCATTTTTTGTGTTTGACCAATACGATCAATACGAGCTTCTGATTGTTGTCTTTTTTCTAAATCATAACCATTAGAAAAATAAACCATATTACTACCTGCAGTTAATGTAATACCATAACCACCTGTATGTGTTGTACCAACAAAGAATCTACATTCATCATCGTTTTGAAATCGTTTTATATTTTTTGATCTAGCATCAGTGTCGGTTTCACCAAAATAATCTACAACAGATTTTTCTCCATACACTTCTTTTATTTTTTCAATAATTCTTTTTACATCATGTGTATAGTGTGACCATATAATAGTTTTACCTTCTACATTTTCTAATATGTTCATTAGTTCAGTAAGTCTACTACATGGTAAATTTTTTATTGTACCATCATCAGCAGTAAAGTGACCACACGTTATTTGATGTAGTCTCATTAACTGAGTCATAACAGTTGCTGAAGATTGCATTTTACCATCTAAGAAAGCTATCGCTTCTGCTTTCATTTGTTTGTAAACTTTCTTTTGTTCATCAGTAAGTTCTACATAATGTTTTACATAAGACTTAGAAGGTAAATCTAAACAGTCTTCTTTCAATATTCTTTTAGAAAAAGGTTTTATTTTTTCTGATAGCTCACCAAGATTTCTATAACCAACAATTATTTCAACCTGTCTACCATGAGCCTGTATTTTTCTAGTAACAGCATACTTAGATTTAAATGTCCAAAAAGACTCATGACTTAGGAGCCAAGGATCAAGGAAAGCACACTGCGAAAATAAATCTAAAGGTGATTTAGTTACAGGAGAACCTGTTAGTATTCTCCTATACTTTGCAAGTTCTCTCAATGATAAAATATTTTTTGTTCTATTAGATGTATGAGTTTTAATTGTTGTAGACTCATCTATTGCAATCATGGCTTTGTGACATGATAAAAATTTTCTAGCAAACTCTGTTCCATTACCAGAACTAAAAGCTTCTACATTCATAATTAAAATATGAAGATCAGTTCCTGTTTCAAATAATGTATTTAAAATTTTTTTCTGTTTTGTAGATTTGTCAGAAGTTTTCCAAAGAACAACTTTTTTTTCAATATGATCTGGTAAATGCACAGGTATCTCTGAGTCATACCAGTTTTTGTAAACACCTTTTGGTGCAATCAATAAAAGCCCATTTATCAAGCCTTTATCATACAATACAGCTGCATTGTCCAATAATACTTTTGATTTGCCTGTACCCATTTCCATAAAGTACGCAAAATTTTCTTTATCCCATGATGCTTCTAATGCATCTAATTGATGGCCATATGGCTTAGTTTTAAATTTATAATTCATAGTTTATAACCTTTACATTTCTTTCTATTAACTATAATAGTTGTTAAAAAAGAAAAAGTCAATGAGCAAAGTTTATTTAACACAAGAAATACCAGGAACGTCTATAGGACAACCTAAATACAATATTTTAGGCGCACAAAAATTTGGGCAAATTGTCACACTCTTGCCTGAAAAAAGTCAAATTATTTTGTCACCTGGTCCACTAGTACAAAAATTAAGAACACTTTTAAAAGATTATACAACCGATGATTACTTATTATTATCAGGAGATCCTGCTATCATTGGAGTTGTATGTTCTTTAGTTTCAGATATCACAAATGGAAAATTTAATTTATTAAAATGGGACAGACAAGAAAAAACATATTATCCCATAGAAGTAAATATTTTTCACAAGTAGTCTTGACAAAAGACCTAACTGGTCTTATTATTATAACCATGAAAGTAAAACAGAAAAAACTAAAAGGAGTTATATGTTAATAGACCTACGTAAAGATGCACCTGATCAAATGGAAACTATTGATCCGGACAAACTTTCAACAGAAGTTGAAAAGTTACAATCAATTCAAGATGAAATAAAAAGCTTGGAAGCAAAACTAAAAGATAAAAAAGAAGATGAAAAATATTTTAGTTCTTTTGTTATTCCAAAATTAATGGAAGAGATGAACCTAGCTAGTTTAAAACTAAGAGATGGTTCAGAATTATCTGTTAAAAAAATATTTAGTGCCACAATAAAAGCTGATAAAAAAGCTGAAGGCATAAAATGGCTTCGAGACAATGGCTTAGGTGATATTGTAAAAAATAATATTACAGTAACATTTGGTCAAGGCGAAGATAACAAGGCTGTCGATTACGCTAGCCTTGCGAGGTCGAATGGGTTTGAACCTATCCAAGAGGAGAAAGTTCACCCTTCGACACTCAAAGTAGTTATGAAGGAATGGAAGGATAAAAACCGTGAAATTCCTGAAGAACTATTCAATACGTTTGATGGAAATCAAACGCATTTTAAAAATAAAAAATAAATAATAACTTAATATAAGGAGTTAAATTATGGCAACTACAGCTATAGAAAAAAAGAACAGTGCAGGTGCACTGGCTACTATCAACCTAAGAAGTGATTCTGGTAGAGGTAGTGAAGAAATAAAATCGGACGATATGTCGACTCCGATTTTAAAAATCCTACATGAACTATCACCTGAATGTAAAGCACACGATGCAAAGTATGTACAAGGTTCTAAACCTGGTATGATATATGCAAAAGGTCTTGGTACATTAGTTGATGGTGAAAAAGGTGTAGATATCATTGTAGCACACGTGCAAACAAGATATCCTGAATGGCAGGAAATGGGAGACACCGCAGCTCCACCTGTTCAAACACACTTATCAATTCCTGAAGATGCTAAGGAAGAGAGAAATGGTAAATATAGATTATCTAATGGTAACTATATTGAGAAGACTGCATACTTTTATGTAATAGTTTTAGGTGATGAACCTAGACCTGCAGTTATTACTATGAGATCTTCTAACTTAACACCTGCTAGAGAATTAAATCAGTTGATTAAAAATCTAAGATTTAAAGACGACAAAGGTGTTTACAATCCGGCAGCATACGCAGCAGTTTATAATTTAAAAACTGTTGGTAAGAATGCAGGTAGTAAAAGTTGGCATGTTTACAAACCTTCTATGAAGGCAGCATTGGATGTATCTAATGAAAAAGATGCACAATTATACATAATGGCACAGGAACTACAAAAGTCTGTGTCCAAAGGTGCTACGAAACCTAAGTATGAAAATGCTGAGAAAAAAGTAGAACAAAATATTGTTTAATTCACTAAGTGAAACTCTAGAGAGGAGGCGGAAAGGCGAGAGTCTAACCGCCTCTTTATTAAAATTAGGAATGCATGACAGACTTTATAAAATATTTTACAGGCTTAAAAAGAAATTACGGTTTTTGTAATATCAACAATGGTTACAAAGATCCACAAACTGGTAAATTAAAATTTAATTCAGGTGACTATGGATGGTCAGGTAAATCAATTACTGATGAAGACTATCAACAACATCTAGACGGAAAAAAATCTATAGGTATACAACCATGTGATGATAATGGTTTTGCTAGATTTGGTGCAATAGATATAGATCCAAAGATCTATAAAGATTTAGATATAAAATTTTATTTAGATGTTATTGCAGAAAAAGAATTACCTTTAATACCAATTAAATCTAAAAGTAATGGTTTACATCTATATGTATTTACAAAAGATTTTGTAAAGGCAAAACAAATAAAAGATTTTTTAGAACAAGTATTATTTTTATTTAAACTTCCAATTACAACAGAGATATTTCCAAAACAAACTAAACTAGGAACTAATACAGACGATCAAAAGATAAATGGTAACTTTATTAATCTTCCATACTTTAATAAAAACGAAAGAGTGGCATTGGATCCTTCAGGTGCAGAAATGTCATTAGAATTATTTTTAAATTGTATAGAAATAAATAAACAAACTCCAGAACAGTTAAAAGAAATATCTGATAACATAATTAAAAATGAGTTAACTGGTGGAGCAGAAGAATTTAAAGATGGTCCACCATGTTTAGAAATATTAAGTAAAGAAAAAATGGATGATGGTAGAGATAGATTTTTATATAACTATATGGTCTTTGCTAAAAAGAAATATGCAGATGATTGGGCAAAGAAAGTTTTACAAGCAGGTAGAAATTATTTTGAGTTTAATGAAACCTGGACTGATGATTATATTAAAAAGAAAATAAAAAATTGGGAGAAGGATACTAAAGGTCATACTTGTAATGATCCATTACTTGCACCTGTATGTGTTAAATCAGAATGTGTAAAAAGAAAATTTGGAATCTTGTCTGATTCAAAATTAAGTTGGCCACGATTAACTAATTTAATTAAGGTAGATTTTAAACCTGAACCTGAATACTATTTTACTGTAGAAAAAGAAGACGGTGAAAGTGTACCTGTACATGCAAAAGATAAAAATGAAATAAAAGACATGCAGTTATGTAGAGGATTAATCATGGCGCAAGCTGATGAACTACCACCTCCTATAAAAGCAATGGAGTTTTATGAAATAGTAAAAAACTTAATGACAAATCAAGATACAGTGCAACCGGCTCCAGGGACCACACCGATGGAGATACTTAAAAAACATTTAAAAGAATATATTAATGGTACTCAGGCTAGAACGTTTGCATCATTTGAAAGTGGTAATGTTTTAAAAGATAATACATATGCTTATTTTGTTTATGATGAATTTTACAACGAGTTAAAAGAAAATGGTTGGAAAAAAGATTCATCAAGAACTTCTTATATGATTGAAAAAATGTTTGAGACAAAAGAAAAAAATGATCAATTACCAAAACCAGAGTTTGGTAAAAAGAAAAGATTTCCTGGTAAAAATAAAAAGACAAATAAACCATATCCAGGTGTGAATGGATGTGTAGCTATACCTTTATATTTATTTGAGAAAGAAGAGGAAGAAGTTGAAGAACTTATTAATCTTGAAGAAGAGGAAATTGTATAATGATCTATAAATTTTATGGACCACCAGGTACAGGAAAGACATATAGATTAATTAATAGAGCAAAAGCTTACGCAAGAATAGGCACACCATTAGATAAGATTGCATATTTTGCTTTTACTAAAAAAGCTGCAGCTGAAGCAAAAGATAGAATGCCAGCGGATGATGATAAACTAACATACTTTAGAACAATACACTCTTTTGCATACGATGAGTTAGAATTAAACGATACTAAAGTTATGCAACCATCAGATTATGAAGCACTTGGAAAAGAATTAGGAGTTAAAGTTAAATACTATGATAAGTATACAAAGAAGATATAAACTATTTAAATTGTGATAGTCCATACTTTCAAATGATTGGCAGAGCAATCAATAGAGATATTGATATAAGAGAAGAGTTTGATCGTAACGAACATAACAAGAAAGAAATAAAATGGAGAATATTAAAAACAATTAATGATAATTTAAAAGAATATAAAAGAGTTAAAAAGAAATTAGATTTCAATGACATGATTAAACAGTTAATTGAAAAAGAAACATTACCAAGATTCAAAGTTATATTTATAGATGAAGCTCAAGATTTATCACCATTACAATGGAAGTTGTATGACAGATTAAAAGAACAAGCAGATGATATTTATTTAGCAGGAGATGATGACCAGGCTATCTTTGCGTGGGCCGGAGCTGATGTAAATAGATTCATAAATGAAAAAGCAGACAAAGAAAGAGTTTTAAAATATTCAAAAAGAATATCTAGAGCAGTGCAAGAACAATCAGAAATACCTATAGAAAATATAGAAGGACTAAGAAAAGAAAAAATTTATTTTCCTAGAGACTATGAAGGTGAGTGTGAACACATAAATAATTTAGACCATGTAGATTTAAGCACAGGTGAATGGGGTATATTAACTAGAACTATTAATAGATTAGTTGCAATGCAAAATGAATTAAAGGAAAGAAATTTATATTTTCAAAATAATAAAACTAAATCATTTAAAAAAAGATTGTATGAAGCACATGTTAATTATAATTCCTGGTGTAGAGGAAAGATATTAGATGAAAAAGAAACTAAAGATATAGAAGAATATATTGGTAAACCAATAGAAGATTGGGATCCAGATTTAGACTGGTTTGATGCATTTAAAGAAGTTGAATACGAAGATAAAGATTACATAAAACAAATGTTAGATAACGGAGAAGATTTAGATTCTCCTGCAAGAATATTTGTATCTACAATACATGCATTTAAAGGTGGTGAAAAAAATAACATCATACTTTGTTTAGATCAGCCAAACAAAATAAAAAAAGCAATTAAGAAAAGCAAAGACAAAGCAGATGAAGAGCAAAGAGTTTGGTATGTAGGAATTACACGAGCACGTAATAATTTATATAAACTAAAAGCAAAGAAAAAAAGTAATGCTTACAAATTGTAAAATTACACTACTGTGTAAACAGAACGGGATAGAGAGCAACCTTTATGGTGGGTGGCAGCATCATGCTCTAACGGGCTCAGTTGGTTCAGTTTCTCGAATCCCTATTTGGTCTATAACTGTTAAACCAACCACTGCCACAAATAAAATAAAAGGAGAAAAATATGACAAATAATAAAGAGCTAGAACAAGCGTTTCCGGAAGATAAACAAATTGGGGGATCTCACTATAAAAAGTTTTTTATACAACCGTGGACTTTTATTAGAAAAAATGGTTTAAATCCTTTTCAAGCAAATGTAATAAAATATGTTTGTAGGTATTTAATGAAAGGACAAACTTTAAAAGATTTAAATAAAATAATTCACTACTGTGAGTTAGAGAAAAAACATTTAAAGGAAGAAGGTAAATTATAATGTTAATGCCAACTACAGAATGGGTAACACCTACAGAGTTTCCTGATTTAAGATCAGCAGAAGAAATAGCAATTGACTTAGAGACAAGAGATCCAGATTTAAAGAAACTGGGTTCAGGGGCCATAAGAGGCAACGGTGAAGTAGTAGGTATTGCAGTCGCTGTAGATGGTTACAAAGGTTATTTTCCTATAGCACATGGAACAGGTAAAAATTTACCAAGAGATAAAGTTCTTAGTTGGTTTAAAGATGTTTGCGAATCACCAGCTACAAAAATATTTCACAATGCAATGTACGATGTATGTTGGATTAGAAATTTAGGTATAAAAATAAATGGATTAATAATAGATACAATGATTGCTGCATCTATTATTGATGAAAATAGATTTAACTACACACTAAATGCATTGTCATGGGTATATTTAAATCAAGGTAAGAATGAAGCTTTATTGAATCAAGCTGCAAAAGAAAGAGGACTAGATCCAAAAGCAGATATGTGGAAGTTACCCGCTATGGAAGTAGGGGCATATGCAGAGAAAGATGCTGAACTGACTTTAATGTTATGGCATCATTTAAAAAGAATTATTATTGAAGATAACTTACAAGATATATTTAATCTCGAGACTGATCTATTTCCTTGTTTAGTCGATATGCGCCACCTAGGTGTTCGGGTAGATATTGAGAAAGCCAATCAATTAAAAACAGCACTGGAAGTAAAAGAACAAAACCTATTGCAACAAATAAAAATAGAATCAGGAGTAGAGCCTCAGATATGGGCTGCAAGATCAATTGCCAAAGTTTTTGATAAATTAAATTTACCTTATGAAGTAACTGAAAAAACACAATCACCTTCTTTTACAAAAAATTTTATTTCTAAACATGATCATCCGGTAGTTCGTATGATAGCAGAAGCAAGAAAAATAAACAAGGTTAGTACCACTTTTATTGATACTATATTAGATCACTCTCATAATGGTAGAATACATGCTGATATAAATCAAATAAGATCTGATGATGGCGGCACAGTTACAGGTAGGTTTAGTTATGCAAATCCTAATCTACAACAAATTCCTGCACGTGATCCAGATACAGGTCCATTAATAAGAAGTTTATTTATACCTGAAGAAGGTTGCATTTGGGGTACGTTTGATTATTCACAACAAGAACCAAGATTAGTTGCACACTATGCATTAAGATTTGGTTTATCTTCAGCTGAACCAATATCAGAAGCATACGAAAATGATCCATCGACAGACTTTCATCAAATAGTTGCTGACATGGCAGAAATAGATAGGAAAGAAGCTAAGACAATTAATTTAGGTTTGTTTTATGGTATGGGTAAAGCAAAATTACAAAATGAATTAAATGTTTCACGTGAAAAAGCCAATGAATTATTTAATACATATCATGGTAAAGTTCCATTTGTAAAACAATTAATGAATCAAGTAATGACTGCGGCTCAAAACAAAGGTCAAATAAAAACTTTACTAGGTAGACGTTGTAGATTTCCAAAGTATGAACCAATACTACGTGGATCTGATTGGGGTAAATTTGTACCTGCAGAAGATAAAGAAACCATGTTAGAGTTACAAGAAATGGGGCCGCATTTAAAAGATGATGATGGAAAAATTTTAAAAGATAAAGATGGTAAACCTAAAAAGAATTACTGGTATAAAAATTCTACACGAAGAGCATTTACATACAAAGCTTTGAATAAATTAATTCAAGGTAGTGCAGCTGACATGACAAAGAAAGCAATGATAGAATTGTATAAAGAAGGTTTAATAGGTCATATTCAAATACATGATGAATTAGATTTTTCTATTCAATCAGAACAACAAGCTAAAAAAATAAAAGACATAATGGAAAACGCAGTTGACTTAAAGGTGCCAAATAAAGTAGACTACGAATCTGGTCCTAACTGGGGTGAAATAAAGTAATGTACTATGTCTTATTTAAATGCTAATATACCACCGATTTATTGTAAAATAAGAAGGGAGTATCTCTATGATCTTAAAGAAAATAAAGGACAGTCTAGTGACTGTGTTATCTTTGGCCTTAGTTCCATTTCAGGTCGTGCAATCTTATTCCATTGCATGTTACCAAATGGTGCGGTCTTTTATAGGTTACCTATCTCAGCATTCTTTCAAAAAGAATTTGAACGGGATCAAGTGCCAGATATGCGAGTGGATCAGCTCCAATTGTGGAACTGCTTTAGTTATTGGCCTAGTGTTCATACTTTTGATTGGTTGGCTGGTATAAATGGCAAATTTATAGGTAAAGATAAAAAATTTTATCACGGCGAGTATCTTTTTACAGTTGACTGGGCTCATCCAGAGACTAATATACTGAATACGGAACATTCTGAGATTCCGCAAGAGCACAAGTGTGCACACATATTAGCATTGAAAAATGGTAATTATGCAGCCCAGCCAAATAACAGAATCATTTGGCATGTTAACAGCTACACTACAGAGAATGATTGGCCGGACTATAAGGTACAAACAACATACTGGGATGTAGAAGGAGACGACTGGGTTACAGAAGATTCTGATAAAATGTTTTATGATATTGAGAATAAAAAATGAAAATATTTTGTATTGATTGTGGCCACAGATGCCACTGTAAAGGACAAGGTTTTTATGTAAGCACAACACAATGTGCTTCATGTGATTGTTATGTTTGTAATCACATCGAAGTAAAAAACTATGAAGATTACATGGGTGAAAACATGTTTAAAAAATTATGGAAAAAAATTAAAAGTTGGTTTGTATAATGGAGATAGCCAGAATGAATTATTATGCTACAGGTTTGTTAATAATAATGTTAGTTTTTCTAGCTCTCTGTGGAGGACCTAGTGTCTAATAAACCACTAAACATATCTGAAGAGGCCGCTGTGCAGATGCCTATGAAGACGGTAGCTTCGTTGATCGTCATCGTAGCACTGGGCACAATGGGCTATTTTCAAATGATAGAAAAATTAAATCAACACTCAACAAGATTAGAGTTAATGGAAAAAGATCTAACAGAGAATACAGATTTTAGAATTAAATGGCCACGTGGACAACTAGGTTCATTGCCCGCTGATTCTGAGCAGTTCATGCTTATCGAAGATCTGTATAAACAAGTAGAAAAACTAGCAGAAAATCAAGAAATGAACATGAGTAATAAAATTAAAATTGAATTTATTGAAGGTCAACTTAAAAAGGCTTTACAAGATATTGAAAAATTAAAAGATGCAAACAGAGAGATGAAATATACAAACGGTAATGGGAGTTATCCTCAATGATAGTCGAAGGAATAGTAGCTCTTTGTATGTTTATAAATGGAGAGTTAAAAGAACATAGAATACAAAACGAAGGAATGCGTCAATGTCTTAAAGGTAAGCGTGAAGCAGAAAGACAGTATAATGAAGGAGTTCGTTATCAGTGTGACTCCGTTACGGCTGAACTTGAGGACAACATCGATGGATCAAAGTCAATCAAAAAAATTATTAAGGAAGAATAATCACGCAAAAATGCTTCGTACACCAAGGTTCAGGCAACTTGTAATTAAAAATAAAAAACGATATAACAGAAAGAAAAACAAAAATGAATCTATCACGTAACTTTACTCTTCAAGAACTTACTAAATCTGATACCGCTATCAGGAAAGGTATCAACAATAATCCTAGTGCAGGACAAATAGAAAAATTAAAATTACTTTGTGAAAATATTTTACAGCCGGTACGTGACCACTTCGGCAGAGTGAAGGTGACATCAGGCTTCAGGTCTCCGGAATTATGTCTTGCTATCGGCAGCTCGATCAATAGTCAGCATGCGAAAGCAGAGGCGGCGGATTTTGAATGTGTTGGCGTAGACAACGCTGAATTATTTGATTGGATAAAAAGTAACCTCCAGCCAGATCAATTGATATTGGAGTTCTACACTCCAG